GTATGGCTTACACCAAGCAGGTTAAAGCCGCTTATGTGTTGAACAACGCCTTCACAGGTGGCCCAACATACGGCGACGGCGTGGTGCTTTGCTCTACTGCTCACCCCTTGGTTTCCGGTGGTACTAACAGCAACCGTCCTACAACAGGCGCTGACTTGAATGAAACATCGTTGGAAAACGCTGTTATTCAGATCGCCGCTTGGACAGACGAGCGCAGTTTGCTCATCGCCGCCAAGCCTAAGAAGTTGGTTGTTCCTCCTTCATTGATGTTCGTTGCAACTCGTCTCCTTGAGACTGAATTGCGTGTTGGCACAACCGACAACGACATCAACGCATTGAAGAACAACGGTTCTATCCCTGAAGGCTACACCGTTAACCACTTCTTGACAGACCCAAATGCTTGGTTCTTGTTGACTGATGTGCCTAACGGCTTGAAGCACTTCGTGCGTACCCCCATGTCTACAGGCATGGACGGTGACTTTGACACAGGTAACGTTCGTTACAAAGCCCGTGAGCGTTACAGCTTCGGCGTGTCAGATCCATTGGGCATCTTCGGTTCGCCCGGTTCGTCCTAATCGACGAAAAGAAAAAGGGAGCTTCGGCTCCCTTTTTTGTTGCATTGGTTTAAACGTAGTGGTATAAACATGTTAATCCGGGCTTTCCGGTGTATCAAACTGTCCCGGCAGACATCATGCAAGATTGATACACCTAAACTGCATGAAGGAAAACATCATGGGATTCGCAACTCACCTTGGCCCTTGGCTCTTGGGCACTGTCCGTAACACAACTGGCACTACTGTCGGTACTATTGAAAACTGCGGCGCAACCGTTGTTTCTCAGACATTTAAAAAGAACTACACAGGTCAAGCCGCCTCTGCGACTACTGACACTATCTGTGTATTGCCTGCTGGCGCTCAAATCGTTGATATTTTTATCGACACCACCGTTGCGTTTACAGGCTCTACTGCCGCAAACGTGAGCCTTGGTGATGGCACTACAGCCGCCTTGTATTGGGCCGCTACAGACGTTACTGCTCTTGGTCGCGCCGCTATCAGCAATGCCTCTGCTAAATTGGGCGCATGGTGCGGAGCGGCTTCTACAGCTTCTCCTAACGGTATTGGTATTGGCTCAGTAGATGTGAAGATTGTTGCCACAATGACTCCAACTGTTGCGGCAGTGACTGCTGGTACTGTGCAGTACACAATCATGTACGTGGTTGCTGACTCTAACGGTTCACAATTCCCAGCATCTGCTTAATTGATCTAGGGGGCTTCGGCCCCCATTTACAAGGAGATTAATTATGATGCAAACAGACGTTAAAGGCGCAGATTGCCCCGCAAGTACTGCGACTACGGTTTATAACGGTCGCACTCGTCTTAAAGGTGTTTGGTACAGTGCCACAGGCGCTTCTACTATTGCTATTAAAGACGGCTCAACCACGCTGTTTACTTTTACAGTTGGGGCCGCTGGTGTATCTAGCATTTGGATTCCCGGTGAAGGTGTTGTATGTGCAACAAGCCTTATTGTCACTGTAGGAGCAACTTGCACTGCGGTGGCGTTTTATGGCTGAAACAAAACAGGCAACATTGATGGGGCGTAAGCTGTTCATAGGCATTCCAGCCTATGACGGTAAGCTAAACATCAAGACCGCATTTGCTCTAGCGCAGTTAATGCCCAAAGCAATGAGTCTTGGCGTGGCCGTCACGTTGTCTGATTTGTCTAATTGCTCAATCATTACCATGGCACGTAATGCCTTGGTACACGAATTTTTAAAGACAGACTGCACAGAGCTTCTGTTTATTGATGCGGATGTAATTGTTACCCCTGACGACATCATGCGATTGCTGGCTCAAAGTGGTGGCATGGATATAACTGCTGGTGCATACCCACGCAGAGCCAAAGACGCTAAGTTCTTTGCAGATATCTATCATGATGAGAATGGTGACCTAGAGTTCAAAGGCTCTTTGATGCGTTTAAAACGTGCTCCTACGGGGTTCATGTTAATCCAGCGCCATGTCATTGAGCAGTTGGTATTTGCACATCCAGAGTGGACTTATGAGAAGTCCCCGACAGAGAAGATGTCGGCAGTGTTTGACTTTGCTATTGTGGACGGCAAGTATGTTGGTGAAGATTACTTGTTCTGCGATAGAGCAACGCAGATGGGGTTCACCGTATACATAGATGTAGACATTAGCCTACCTCACGTAGGACAAGAAGTGTTTGAGCGCAACTTCCGTGAAGAAGTTGTAATGCCAATGCTAGAGAACATTCATCATTCCAAACTGAAGGTTGTAAATGGCTAAAGCAACTCCAAAGAAAAAAGGCCCATCATTGGCTATTGGCCGTGGTGAGAAATTACCAGCATCAAAAGGTGCTGGACTGACGGCCAAAGGCCGAGCCAAATACAATGCCGCAACAGGCAGTAATTTAAAAGCTCCACAACCTCAAGGTGGTGCAAGGAAAGATTCCTTTTGTGCTCGGATGTCAGGAATGCCCGGGCCTATGAAGGATGAAAAAGGTAGACCTACCCGTAAGGCGGCTTCTCTTGCGAGGTGGAAATGCTAGATTTAAACACCGCATGGTCGGCAATCCTAACTCTTGTAATAGGATTGCTTGGCTACATGATGAATGAAAAGTTCAGGGAGCTGGCTCGTGTCACGATCCTGTTGAACAAAACCCGTGAGGAGGTTGCCCGTGATAACGTTACTCAAGCAGAAGTGGATCGAATTACGAACCACATTGACCAACGCTTTAACAAGCTTGAAGCAAAGATTGACCAGCTTATTCAAAAAGGCTGACGATGCCGAGCGTAAGTAAAAAGCAACACAATTTCATGGAAGCGGTGGCTCATAACCCATCGTTCGCCAAGAAAGCAGGAGTCCCACAGTCCGTGGGGAAAGATTTTTCAGCGGCTGACAAGGGCCGTAAATTTTCTAAAGGTGGCGATATGAAACATTCAGACGTAAAAATGGACAAGAAGATGATGCAAAAGGCCGTGAATAAACACGAAGGCCGTTTGCACAAAGGCGCAACAATGACCAAGCTTGCTAAAGGCGGCATGGCTCCATCCAAGATGGGCGCAGTGAAAACAGCGGCTCCTAGCCGTGATGGTGTTGCATCAAAGGGTAAAACCAAAGGTGCAATGGTTAAGATGTCTAAAGGCGGCAGATACTGCTAAGGATTAATCATGAAAAAACCTATGAAGTTTAAACGCTACGAAGGTGGCGGTGAAGTTGCTGACAAAGAGTCAGGCCTTAAAGCCTCTAAAGGTGATGATGTAGGCTTCTTTGAGCGTTTACGCATGGGCAATATAGACGATCCTAGCTCCGAGGCATACAAACGCTTCGGTGCAGGCCGTGGACGCTCAGAACGCACTCCCGTAAACGAGTCAGTTTCCGTAAGCGGGTCACAGCCTGTTGCTCGTCCATCAATGAAGCCTAATCCTATTTTTGCCGCTGGTGAGCGTCAGGGTATGCGCCAACCTTCTGGTGATGCAAGTGTGGCTGAAGATTATGCAAGACGACCACGTAATCCAGAAGCAGAGCAGGAAGCTGACAATCCAAGAAAGACAGCCCAAAAGCCAACCGCTCCAAAGCCTAATGCATCTAAGCCTTCAAAAGCCGCGCCTAAACTTATTGACCCCTCTAATATTAGAAATGAACGTCTTGAGTTTGAAGAATCACAAATAGCGCCTAAACTTATTGACCCATCTAACATTAGAAGTGGTCGTCAAGAGTTTGAAGAATCACAAATAGCGCCTGTTGATGTAACTAAGCTTTCTTTAGCTGAACGCCAAAAATTAAAAAATCAACGTTCCAAGTCTACCGATGTAACTAAACTTTCTTTGGCTGAACGTATGAAGATGAAGTCTGGTGGATCGGTTTCTTCTGCTTCTAAACGTGCCGATGGTATTGCCACTAAAGGCAAGACCCGTGGCCGTATGTGTTAAGGAGTTAAATATGCCAATCCCACTTGCTTTCCCAATTGGAGCCGCTTTAGGCTCTGGTGCTGGGATTTATGCGCTTAAAAATACAATTGATAATTCTCCAAAAAAGAAACGCGAAGCCGCCGCCGAAATAAAGCGTGAGTCTCGCGGCGTTGAAAAGCCAGCTAACTTTGACGCAATGCAAGAATCTATTCAAGAAGCTAAAGACGCTAAAGATCGTAAAAAAATTAGCGACATGGGTTACGCCAGTGGTGGCAAAGTTTCTTCTGCGTCTAAACGTGCTGACGGTATTGCTACCAAGGGTAAAACCAAGGGCACAATGGTTAAAATGAACTACGGCGGGAAGTGCTGACATGGCAACGGCCAAAACTAAAAGCAGAGTGGTTAAGTCTTTGACAAAAGCTGGCTTTTATGAGGCGGCTAAACCGAAGCGTTTAAACATCATTAATAAAGTTACAACCAAGCCTCAGCGGATAGAGATGGTTGATAAGTTATTTTTAGCCAAGAAAAAAGGTAAAGGTAATCCAAAATGATGGCAAGCCGTGGAATGGGAGCCGTTCTCCCAAGCAAAATGCCAAAAGGCTCTAAAAAAGCCCGAAGGGATGACACTGACTTCACGCAATATGCTGAAGGTGGCAAGGTAAAGTCTAAGGTTAACGAGTCTGGCAACTACACCAAGCCTGAGTTACGTAAACGGATCTTTAACAGCGTTAAAGCCGCCGCAGTACAGGGTACAGGCGCAGGACAATGGTCGGCTCGTAAGGCTCAGTTAATGGCTAAACGCTACAAAGCCGCAGGTGGTGGTTACAAATGAAAGCACCGCAAAAGTCTCTTAAAGACTGGGGCGACCAGAAGTGGCGCACCAAATCTGGTAAGCCGTCTAGCAAGACGGGTGAGAGATATTTGCCTGAAGCGGCTATTAAGTCCTTGTCTCCGCAAGAATATGCGGCTACAACCAAAGCCAAACGTGCTGGTAAGGCATCTGGCAAACAGTTTGTAGCCCAACCTAAAACAATAGCAAAGAAAACGGCAGGATTTAGATGACCACTACCGGCTCAACCCTATTCAATATGGACTTCACGGAGATTGCCGAGGAAGCGTGGGAGAGGGCTGGCCGGGAAATGCGTTCAGGCTATGACTTACGTACAGCACGTAGGTCAATGAACCTAATGACCATTGAGTGGCAGAACAAAGGTATCAACATGTGGACGATGGAGCAGGGGTTCATCAACCTGACTCCGGGATTGCCTACATACGCCCTGCCAGTAGACACTATTGACCTGTTAGAGCATGTTATCCGTACAGGGCAGAATACAGCTTCTACACAGGCAGATCTAACCATCAGTCGTATTAGTGTTTCTACTTATGCAACCATCCCAAACAAACTCCAACAAGCAAGACCCATCCAAGTCTGGATTCAAAGGCTTTCTGGTCAGGTTAACCCAACGTCTTCAACGTTGGACGGTAACATCACCTCCACGGCAGACACGATCACGCTTAACACGGTGGTTGGGTTAGCAGGCTCTGGCTTTATCCGTATTGATGCTGAAGACATCTACTACACCTACGTCACAGGCAATGTTCTGGGTGGTGTGTACCGTGGTCAGAACAATACAACTGCCGCCGCTCATACAACTGGGACTGCAATCTATGTTCCTCAGTTACCTGCGGTAACTCTCTGGCCTACGCCAGATAACAGCACCCCATATCAGTTTGTGTACTGGAGACTGCGCCGGGTTCAGGATGCTGGTGCTGGTGTAGAAACCGCAGACATGAACTTCCGTTTCTTGCCATGCTTGGTAGCCGGATTGGCATACCACATTGCAATCAAGACACCAGATTTAATGCCCCGCATTCAGATGCTTAAGCAGATCTATGACGAGACATTTGAGATAGCGGCAGGAGAGGATAGAGAGAAGGCTCCTGCTAGGTTTGTACCCCGTCAGATGTATATTGGCGGATCCTAATGAGTAATCGTTTTGCATCAGGCAAACGGGCGATTGCCATGTGCGACCGCTGTGGGCAACAGTTCCTGCTGAAGACGCTTAAGACAGAAATCATTAAGCAACGTAAGTATCAACTGTTGGTTTGCCATGAATGCTGGGATCCAGATCAACCTCAGTTGATGTTGGGAACATTCCCTGTTGAAGATCCTCAGGCTTTGCGTAACCCACGCAGAGACACAACGTATGTAACGGCTGGTGTAAACGGCCTACAGCTTTTTCCTGTGGATAGCCCATCTGGTGGTGTCCCCACTGGTGGTTCTCGGGATATTCAATGGGGCTGGAATCCGGTTGGCGGAGCCAGTAATTTTGATGCTGGTATGACACCAAACTATTTGGTGGCAACCACATTTGTTGGTACAGTACAGGTATCTTAAGGAGTTTAAACATGGCATACACAAGATCAGCCGACGGCATTGCTAAAAAGGGCAAAACCGAGGGCAAAAACTTAGGCAATAGTGGCCCGACCGCAAAAGAAATTATGGGCGGCAAGAAGACTGCTGGCGTTACAGGCATGGAAATGCGTAAGGTCGGTCGTAACTTAGCCCGTGCAATGACTCAGAAGCGAGGCTAATCATGGCTACATATAGCAAGAAAATGATGGGCAAGGAAGTTGGCGATGCCAGCGTCTATGCCAAGCCACACACTATGTCTGGCAAAGCTGTAAGTGCCTCTACCAATCCCGGTAGCGGCCCTAACCGTAGCAATCTTGACGCTTTAGACGTTAGCATTGGCAATGAAAGCAAGTCTGCTGGCAATAAGCCAACCAAGACAACTGGCATCAAAGTTCGCGGCACAGGTGCGGCGACTAAAGGTTTGATGGCTCGTGGCCCGATGGCTTAAGGTTTAAACAATGGCACTGACATACGCTCAACTTGTTGCCGCTGTAACTGATTACACGCAGAACACGTTCGATACGACGACCATCAATACGATGATCAAGCAGGCGGAGCAACGCATCTATAACACGGTGCAGATTGCCAACTTGCGTAAGAACGTAACGGGCGTATTGGCTACGGGTAATAAGTACTTGGCTTGTCCAGAAGACTTTCTGTCAACGTATAGTCTTGCCATATACCCAGCCTCAGGCACTGGTGACTACCTTTACCTGCTTAACAAGGATGTGAACTTCATGCGTGATGCATATCCTAATCCTGCAACTACAGGAAAGCCTAAGCATTACGCCATCTTTGGCCCACAGTCAGCCAACGTCAATGAGTTGTCGTTCATCCTTGGCCCAACGCCAGATGCCAACTACAACGCAGAACTTCATTATTACTACTACCCAGAGTCAATTTGCACCACAATAACCACATGGTTGGGTGATAACTTTGACTCTGCGTTACTGTATGGCACGTTAGCCGAAGCAGGAACATACATGAAGAGCGCACCAGAAGACGGTATGTACAAACTGTACCAAGAACGGTACGTTCAGGCTATTGCACTCCTTAAGAACTTGGGTGATGGCAAGCAACGTATGGATGCTTATCGTGATGGTCAGGTGAGGGTTCCTGTGTCATGAGTAGTATTGTTCAAACCCAAACGACTAGCTTTAAAACAGAGCTTTATACAGGCGTTCATAACCTATCTACCAATACGTTAAAGATCGCCCTGTATACGGCTAATGCTGATTTAAACGAAGCAACCACTGTTTACACGACCGCCGCAGAGGTGACTGGTACAGGATACGTTGCGGG